GCTAGTAGGACACCGCCAGAATAATTCTGAAACGGAGCAGCCATTCAGATTACCTTAAATACTTTTGCGATACCCTAGTCACGGACAAGGGGATTAGTTTCACGGAAACTAACTATTTTTGTGCCTCTTGCTTGAGCACTGCTGCAAGCTGTGGGTCTTGCTCTAATAGTATCATTTGTTGAGTGAGATTGCCCGTTTTCCAGGGATTTGCCTGACCTCCACCAGCGTTAGATGTTGGACTTGGCTTTGCACCCATTCCAGCAGCAGAACTTGGTTTAAAATGATGTTCCCAACCACTGCCAGGATTTTTGAGACTACTGAGATAAGCATTAAGATCCTGTTCTACTCCACCATTAAGAACAACTACTTTACCTTCAGCATTTTTTTGTAACTTTCCTTGTAACAATGACAAAGTTTGTTCTGCATTAATCGCTCCAAGGTTACTTATAGCTGCCAGTGCTGTTGTTTTTGTAGAAGCAACTTCATTAGAAGTTTTCATTTCCTCTAATTGCTGAGATAAGTTCATTATCTGTTGTTCTTTTTCTTGAGCAGTTTTATTTGCTTCTTCCCAAAGAGTTTTCCATTGACCTTGATCTTCTAATTCTTTGGTGCGTTTTTCTTCTCTTTGTTTATAGACATCATCTAATTTTGTTTTAATGCCTTTAAATTTTTCTTGTGCTTCAGCAGCTTCTTTACGAACAGCAGCTATTTGTGCCTCATATTCTGCCTTTATAGCATCTAAATTTGGTGCTTGTGGTTGTGAAGGAGTTTCAGCCACGGGCTGTTCAGCGTTGGTCACAGACTCAGGCTGAATTACTTTTTCTTCGATTGCCATAAATTAATTTTTAGTAGGTTTTTCAGTTACGACTTTTGCTTTGACTGGTTTCTTTACGGGTTTCTTAGCGTTCTCTCTTGATGCTTCAGAAGTGTGTTCTACAAGTTCCCACTTATAAGACCCATCAGATTGCAGAACCTTGTCCAAAGATTTAGCCATAGTTTTAAAATACTTAATTAATATTGTAGCAGCTTATTCAGATTTGGCTTCATTAGCGGTTGGAAGCACTTCACCTTGTACAAGAATATCTCTAAACTCCTCTCGATCAATAACTTGTTGATCGAATAAGGATGTTAAAGCGGTAATATCCTGTCCAATTAGTCTCTCTATATCAAAATCTCTGCTGATTTTTACTTCTGGTGGTTCGATTCCAACATACTCAGCCGAGAGATTAAAAGCCTTTTGGAGCTTTTGTTCCAGTTCCATAGATACCATCGCAAGCATTGAATTAGTGTCTACACGGTCCAATCTTCTAGCATCTGCTGATTCGGCTACAAATTTCTGTTGTGATAATGTACTAATTCCTAAAGTAGCCATTTGCATCTGTAGTTCTTTTATCTCAGCAGATTGAGCATCGAAAGCACTAGAAGCTGGTTCTACATAATAAACTTTATTACCTGGTTGAGTTGCCATTGCATAATTAACAGAAATAGCAAGATCTTTAGTCTGATC